CAATCTGCCGCACGGGGATGCAGGAGTACCTACCGCAGGAGCTCGGCGTTACAGATCACGGCGACCGCATTCTGAAAGTCTACCGCGAGGAAGACGAGGTGTTCAAGGCGTCTGCGATCGCATCCTTTGAGGGAAAGCCCGTGACGGACGATCATCCGCCCGTCGGTGTGGATGCGTCGAACTACGCAAGCTATACCAAAGGGACGGTGCAGAACGTCCGACGCGGCAGCGGGGCAGACGAAGATAAATTGATTTGTGATCTCGTAGTGTACGATGCGGCGCTTATCGCCAAGATTGATGCTGGAAAGCGCGAAATATCGTGCGGATACGAGTGCAAATACATTGATATGGACGACGGTACATACGAGCAGGTGGATATCATCGGCAATCATGTCGCAGTCGTCGAGGAAGGGCGCGCAGGGCACGAGGTGTCCATTCGCGACGCCAAGGCAAAGCCAGAAGGAGGAAAACAGATGGCAAAGAAGGGTAGTATTCTGCATCGGATGTTTGCAGCATTCGCCAAGGATGCAGAGCCGGAGGAAGTCCGCGAGGCGGCGCGTGCTGTCGACGAAGCGGAGGGCGGCGGCAATCCCGCTGATGAAGTGCAGGAGACGCATGCCGAGGACTACAAGGCAGTCATGGACGCGATCGAAGCACTCAACGCAAAGGTTGACGCATTCACCAAGCCGCAGACACAGGACGACGATCCTGATGATGAACCGGCGGACGCACCAAAAGAGACGGAGGCTCTCGACGAACTCGAGGAAGAGCTCAAAGGCGATGATCCTGCTCCGACTGAGGACGAGGAATCCGAGGAGGAGAGCAAAACTGTACCGCCCGAACAACTCGAGGAGGACGAGGAACCGGAGCTTTTCGAGGTAAAGGCTATTCCGAGGTCTGAGGTAACCGCCGACAAGGCGATCGCACTCTCTGTTGTTCGCGCAATGAAACCGTTCATTGCCGCAATGCCCGCGGGACAGCGAAAGAAAGCGTCGGACGCACTCTCTCGTACACTTAAAAAGGCGATGCGTACAAAGGACACGCAGCCACTGCCGGGCGGCTACGGCGCGCTCTCGCACCGTAAGACAGCAGATGCGGCAGCTCGGGAGAAAGAGATGCGGGCCTACGGCGAGAACTGCCGCAAGCGCAACCCGCACTGCAAGAAGGAGGAGAAGTAATTATGCCGGGAACTACAATCGGAATCAACATGACCTATGGCTATCCGGGGCAGGCGTCTCGTCAGGGCGATGAGGTCAGCCGCACGCGCCCCGTTGCCGCAGGATCGTCGGACATCCCGTTCGGCGCTCCTGTCATCCAGAAGGATGATGGATCGGTCGCGCTTTTCGGAGCGACGAACACTGCCGCAGACTTTGCTGGCATTGCGATGCGCAAGGTCAAGTCCGCGAAGGTTTACCCGTCGCAGGACTTCGGATTTTACGTCGTTGGTGAACCGTGTGATGTGCTGCAGCGTGGCGGCGTGTCCGCAATCTGCGCATGGGGGACGCCGAAAGTCGGCGCAAAGGTTTATGTCCGCACGAAGGTGGTCAGCGGAACGAGCCCCGCAGGAGCAAAGGTCGGCGACCTCGGTGCCGCGAATGAGACAGGAAACTGCGTCGAGCTGACGGGCGTCAAGTGGTCGAGCGGAGCAGATGCGCGCAACGTCGCAGAACTTACGATCATCGCGCGTCAGGGCGTGTAAGAGAGGAGAACAGATATGAAGAAACAGTATAACCTTCCGTCCCCGCCGCAGCGTGGGGGAACTGCCATGCTGACGATGGACGCGGCAGCCGTATCGAGTGGGCTCGCGTTTCTCGAGAGCGAGCTCGAAAAGCTCGACCCGCTCCTTCGTGAGCCTCTGACCAGCACGACCTACCCCCGCGACATTGAGATCGAGAGCGGCGGCGGCTGGGTTGAGGCAACGTCCGCGTTCAACGTTGAGTACAGCGTGACTGGCGGACAGGGCGATGGCGTCGGCGGTGTTCAGAATTCCGTGCGTCGGATTCAGGCAGATCTCAGCAAAGACCTCTATAAGGTTCTCCCTTATGAGGTTTCCATGTCCATCAAGATTCAGGACCAGCTGCGCGGCGCAGTCACTGGGCGCAGCATTGAGGACATCTACAACGATGGTATTCGCCTCGACTACGACAAGTACATGGACATCAACACCTATCTCGGACAGGAGGCATACGGCACGACGGGGCTGCTCAACGACAAGCAGATCACAGCGACAGCGGTCACTGCAGGTGCAAGCGGGCAGACTGACTGGGCGCACAAGACACCGACCGAGATCCTCAATGACATCGACGAGGCGATCATCGCCGGATGGACTGGTGCGCAGTACGACAACGGTGCCATTCCCAACCACATCCTCATTGACCCCGCGAACTTCGCGTACATCAACCGCACGATGGTGAGTGTCAACGGTTACCCGACGCCCGTCTCCATCATGCAGTACCTTGTCGATCACAACATCGCCAAAGCGAAGGGCGTTGACCTCGTGATCGCTGAGTGTCGGTTCTGCATCGGTGCAGGCGTCGGCAAGAAGAACCGAATGGTCGCTTATGTCAACCAGCGTCGCTTTGTTGGCATGGATGTTCCCGTACCGATGAGTCGTGTCATGACGCAGCCGAATGTCAATACGGCGTCCTACGACAGCCTTTATATGGCCAATGTCGGACAGGTCAAGATTCACTACTTCGAGCCGTTCATCTACCGCGATGGCATCTGAGAGGAGACGCAGCATGATCAAACTCGTAGCAAAGCAGAAAATCGGATTCCGCAACCCCGAGACGCAGGAGATCGTGACGGCAGAGCCGTATGCGTTCTCCACACTCCCGGACTGGGTCGAGAAAGACCCCATGTACGGATGGGCACTCGCAGATGGTGTGATCGAGGTCGCCGGCGACAATCCCCCTGCGGATGGTGACGGCGACAAGAAGTCCGGTGGGAAAAAGTCTGGCGGTAAGAAGGGCGACAAGGACCAGAACCCGCCGCAGGAAAATACCAATGCCGATGATCCGCAGAAGGGGAAGGACAATCCCCCTGTGGATGGTGACGGCGACAAGAAGGAGTAAGCCATGATGTATTCGGATATCGATGTGTTCGGGATTATTGCCGCCGCGTCGAACGTCCGAACGGGCGGCAATCCCGAATACACGGTCGATGATTTTCTCGCAGCATATCCACAGTTTGGAGCCAACACCGTGCCGGATATCGTGCTGAAAGCATGGGTCAATATGGCTCAGGCATCCATCCACAAGGCACGTTACAACGATGCGTGGGAAATCTGCATGGGCCTCTACATCGCGCACTGGCTGACGCTCTATTTGCAGACGGCAGCCGGTGCCGATGATCCTGTGCAGAAGAAGATCGCAGCAGGGCTCGCAAAAGGGCTGCAAAGCTCCAAGAGCGCGGGCGACATTTCTGTGTCTTATGATTTCGGCAGCGTCAGTGAGGATTTCGCGGGCTGGGGGACGTACAAGCTTACCGCATACGGGCAGCAGTTTGTCACGTTCGCACGAATGTATGCGGCAGGAGGGATGGTCGTATGGTAACAGGCACAGCGTCCATCACAAAGTCCGGCAGGGGGTTCGAAGCTATCCTCTGGAAACTTCAAGCACTTACAAAAAAAGAAGTGCTTGTCGGTATCCCGCAAGAGGCGGCTGGACGTCTCGAAGGGGATGCAGTCAACAACGCCGAGCTGCTCTACCTGCATACGAATGGCGTACGATCCTCTGGAATGCGTGCGGAGATGGATCCAAGCATCAACTCCGGGATGAAATACAGTGCAGCGCACAGCCTCTATGTGCATACACATGGAAGTCCTGCATACGCCGTTCCGCCGCGCCCCGTGCTCCAACCCGCTATCAAAGATAGTCGCGCTGCGATCGGAAAACAGATCGCGGGGGCATACCGTGCCGCGATGCACGGCGATATGATAGGGGCAGAGAGAGGGCTCGAGCGTGCAGGCATGGTCGCGCAGAACGCAGCACGTTCGTGGTTTGAAAACCCGAAGAATAAGTGGCCGCCGAACTCGGCGCGGACAATCAAGGCAAAAGGCAGCGACAGCCCGCTCATTGACACAGGTGAGATGCGTAAGTCAATAACTTACGTTATCAGAGATAAGGGGTGATCACATGGCAATCGACGTCTCGGAGATCGTCCATGACCCCGATTTCTGTACCATGTTCACGGTGATCAAGCAGGGAGAATCCGAATGGGTGCGCGGTTTGTTGCAGAGGAAAACGACGGAGATAACCGTCGAAGGAATCGTTCAGCCGTCGTCCAGTAAGGATCTCGAGCTGCTCGATACAGCCGACCGTGTGAACGGGATGAAAACCTTCATCACCGATGAGGTTAGCCTTGACGTTTCCAGCACCGAGAAAACATCGGATGTGTGCGTTTGGAAGGGACAGCGATACAAGCTGATTCAGACCTTCGACTATGCCGCGAACGGTTACTACAAGGCAATCGGTTCACTCATGGGAGAGGAGGACAGCGGATGACATACACAGAGCTGCAGGAGCTGTTCTGGGGAGAGGTCGCCGTAATCACGGCAGACATCATCAAGACTCCGAATAAATTCATCCGCTGGCGCTATCCCGAGGGCGGCGCGCCCGACTGGAAAATCAGCGACGATATTCTTTTTTTGTATCTCGCTGAAGCGGACGACGACTATGCCAAGCAGAGGGACAGCCTCTATCGTACGGAAGATGAAACGGTCTATCGCGACACCACGCGTACGCGTGTCTGGGATTTACAGGCTACCGCTTACGGACGTAAGTCATACGAGCTCGTGAATTTCCTGAAAAACGGATTCTTTTACGAACCGGTGCGCAGGAATCTTGCGCATAAGGACGTGTTCATCGTCCCGAATCTCCAAACGTGCATGCAAGCGCCCGAACTTTTCGCAGGGAAGTGGTGGGACAGGTGGGATATCACCCTGCGATTCAATGAACTCTATCGCCTCACGCCAGAGGATGTCGGACGCATCGAAAACGTTCATCTTGGCGCAGGCCTCGTTCCATAAAAGGAGGAACATATATGGCACTCAAAAACGTTCTGCCGCTTGACCCTGTGGTCAATATTATCGTCAATCTTGCGGCTGTCTCCGCGACGCGCAAGAAGTTTAATCTCGCACTGCTCATGGGCGATGTCGGTTCTGTCGCAGACTTTGGCGACAAGCGGATCGTGACTTACGATAGCCTCAATTCCATGCTGCAGGCTGGATTCACGACAGAGGATCGCCTTTACAAGGCAGCGGCGTTGATCTTCGGACAGCGAAAGAAGCCGCCTCTCGTCGCGATTGGTAAGATCGCCAATAAGGAGACACCGATCAAGACGATTCAGGCGTGCCGTCAGGAAGATTCTGAGTGGTACGCCGGTATTTACTGCGGTGATATGACAGACGCGCAGCTCCTCGAAGTGCAGGAGTTTGTCGAGGCGTGTACGCCGTCGACAATATTCGCTTTTACGACGTCCGACAACAAGGCAAAGTCAGCGGACGGCGGAATCTTCGGCGCGATCAAGAGCAAGGGGTACCGCCGCATCATCGGGCAGTATTCCACATCACACAAGGACGCGATCTGCGCAGTCATCGGCTGGGCAATGGGCGCGATGAGCGCATCCACGATCAACAGCGCGTTCACGCTCGCGTACAAGCGCGAGGTCGGCGTGCAGGCCGAAAACTACATGCAGACATTCACGACCAATGACCTCAACAACATCAAGAAGAACTACGGTAACGTCTACGTCAACCGTGGCAACTACTACGATGTGTTCGAGGAGGGGCGTGTCGGTGACGGCTCGTGGTTCGATGAGATCATCTACCTCGACAAGTTCAAAAACGACATGCAGCTCTCCATCATGGACCTTCTCGTGAACGTCAACAAGCTGCCGCAGACCGAGGCTGGCATGGGGCGCATCAAGACCGCAATCAAAGAGGTCTGCGACGACATGAACCGCATCGGATTCATCAAGGAGGGCGTCTGGAAGGGAGAAGAGCTCATGTCTCTCGAATATGGGCAGGTGCTCCCGAGCGGATACCTCATTCAGAGTGAGCCGATCAACGAGCAGTCGCAGGCAGAGCGCGACGCGCGCAATGCACCGCCGATCTACGTGTCGCTCAAGCTCGCAGGCGCAATCCATCACGTCACCATTCAGGTGGATGTCAACCGTTAAGAAGGGAGGATAAAGGATGGCAAACGTAAGTACCTATTCGTTCACCGATGTCAACGCGACGATCAATTGCCCTGGATATGGATCGTTTTCGATACAGGGTGAGGGCATCGGGGATATGACCGTGTCGAAAACGACGGACCGGTCTGTGCATGATGTCGCGTCGGACGGTTCGGTCATGGTCAGCAAGATTGCCGGCAACAACGGCAGCGTGTCCATTAATGCCCAGCAGACAAGCGCGCTGCATAGATTCCTGCAGGGGATGTTTAATTACTGCTGGCAGGCGGACACCTCGGCGTGGACGACGATCTCGATGACCATCGAGGCCCCGAAGATGGGTAAGACCTATTACTGCTCTGGCGGCAGCTTCGGCAAGGAGCCGGACGAGCCGCTGCAGAGCCAGGGTCAACGCGTCGCATGGCAGATTCTGTTTGCAGATATTCAGCGCATTCAGCTGTAATCGGAGGTAGACGATGAAACGGGAAACCAGAAAGATTGTTGAGATTCATGGGCGGAAGTTTGAAATCCGCTCCTTTGATGCTTTTACGGGCAGTTATATCGCCTTTACGCTCATGGAGAAAATGCTCCCGATGGGCATGGAGGCGAAGGTTATGAATACGCTCCGTGCCGAGGGGAAGGATGTCGACGCGCTGCCAACGCCGAACCGCGCGCTCATGAGCAAGGGAGAGTTTATCGCATTCCAGCGGGATGTGCTCTCTGTGGTCGGAGAGGTCCTGCCGGGACGTACCGCGCCGCTCTTCAACGACAACGGCAGCTGGGGCGTAGCGGATATCGAGGACAACGCAATTCTCGTCATTATGCTGACAATTCACGCGCTGGTGTTCAACATCGCGGGTTTTTTCGGCGGAGACGGCTTACAGGAATTGAAAGCCGGTCTCCAAGATTTGAGCTTTGCGAATATCGCAACGTAAACGCATGGGTGTATGCTCCCGTCATCGCAGGAAAATGGCAGCAGCACGAACTGTGGGACGGGACATATACATTCGATGACCTTCTCGACATGCATGAGATTATGCTTGTGGAGTCGGAGAACCGCCGCCGGGCGGAGGATTATGCAGAAAGTCAGAGGGAGGTGAATACATGATCGGCGAGATGATACAGGAATACCTTGTCGGGCTCGGAGCAAAGATTGATAAGCCCGGATTCAGCCAGGCGGAGGCGACCATCAAAAGCCTTGACCGGACGGTCGAATCATCGACAGGACGCATGGCCGCGAATTTCGCGCGTGCATCAGCGATGATCGGGACGGCAATCACAGGCGTTTCTGCCTCTGTATTCGGATTGATGAAATCTGCTGCGGCGCAAGACCTCGCCATGCAGAAGCTCTCGCGTCAGATGATGGTATCGAAGGACGCGGCGTGGACGATGAAAAAGGCCACGGATGCGCTCGGCGAATCCATACAGGACATTATGCTGACACCGGAGCTGATGGAGCGGTTCAACAAGCTCGCTGCAGACGGGCGCAAGATGAAAGTCGGCGGAGATTTTGCGGAGACCATGAGGGGGTTCCGCGATCTCATGTTTGAGTTTACACGGCTCAAGCAGGAGGTCTCCTACGCCATGACATGGGTCGGGTATTATCTCATGAAGTACCTGAACCGCCCGCTCGCAGAAGCCCGCGAGAAGTTCCGCAGCTTCAACGACATGTTCGTAAAGAACATGAGCACATGGACGGAGAAAGCCGCCCGGATGCTCGTCTACATCATCAACGTTGGCAAGCACTTCTTGATGCTTGTCTTGGATGTTGGAAAGGCACTCTGGCGCATGTGGGATAGTTTCCCGCGTGGTGTCAAGATTGCGACTGCGGCACTCGCAGGACTGACGCTCGTGCTGAGAGCAAACCCGCTGACCCGCATGCTTCTGCTCGTCGGCTCTTTGCTTCTCCTCATCGATGACTACTACGGTCACATGGAGGGCAAGCAGTCCGCATTTGGTACCTACTGGGATAAGCTCAACGAGTACATCAAGACGGCAAAGAAGTATTGGGAGGAATTCTCCGGTGCTGTATCTGATTTCGCCGATCGGGTGGAAAGCTCGAGCGCGCTGAACGATTTCCTTTATGTTATCAAAGAGATTGGAGGCGCCCTCTGGGAACTCGCGACAATCTACGTTGATGCATGGATTAATCAGGCGCAGATGCTTTATGAATCCATGGAAAAACATGGTGCGGTTGACAGCCTGCGTGAATCCATGCAGAAACTCTGGAACATCTTCATGTCTGTTCTTGGGACGGTCCGAGATCTGATCCGGTGGATGGGTCGCCTCGTCAACGAGGTGCGCAGAACGAAGGAATATCAAGACCTCATCGACGCTGTCGGAGAGTTGGCAGACGTCCTGCTCGAAACATTCAACATCATCCTCGACCTCGTCAACATTGCATTTCGAGGGCTCTTCGGGGAGCTCGGAAAGACCAACAGTGTTTATTCCTTCCGTGATGCGATCCGCGCAGTTCTTAGTATATTTACTTCACTTTTGCGCATAGTATCCGGCGCAATCGGTGTTTTCCGTGACCTTCTGACGATGATGCGGGACAGCTCCCCGTTTAGACGATTCTGGGAGGAGCTCGGCAAGATGATCGACGCTGCCATTGTGCGCGTCGGTAAATTCGGACGGGCGCTGCTTGCTATCAAAGATGGTGAGTTCCGAAAAGCGTGGAGCATTATCAGCGGAGACGGAGATGGTTCTCCTGCAGGGCAAGGTGACCGCAAGTGGAATGCTAAGGTCGTCTATCAACGATTCAAGGCGGCTGGGTATTCCGACGAGGCAATCGCAGGAATTATGGGGCGGCTGCAACAGGAGCATAACTTTGATACAAGCGATGTCCCAGAACATGATGTTCCTGGCGTCGGCCACGTTGGCGGGTACGGAATGTACCAGTGGAATGGGGGGCGCACAAGAGATTTTCTCGCTTGGGCAAAAGAGCATGGGCTTGACCCACAAGACCCGGGCGTACAAACGGATTATGCAATCATCGAGGCACAGCAGAGAGGATTAGACGCTTCTCGGATGAATGAAATGACTCATCATGAAGCGGCTAGGGTATGGACGGATGAATGGGAAGTTGGAGAACACGGGAATGAGCTGGAATATGCTGGCTATTGGCTTGACCAGATAAAGTCTGGTGATGTTCTGAATGCCAGCCCATCGGAACCGGTCTCTACAAGAAATAATCCGATCAAGTTTGCAAAACGGAGAAGAGGATCGGCGATTATCCCAACTTCTGCTACTTCTGCATACAGCGTCGATCCACTCCTATACAACGGCCTGATGTCCGGCGCGATGCAGACTGGCTACGGCGGATATCAGACGCAGGGGAGTGGTGGCGTTGTCTATCAGGTCAACGTCGGTGGCGTCACGGTCAACGGGACAAATCAGAGCGCCGCGGAAATCGGTAGGAGCGTTGGTCGCGAGGTCATGTCCTCGCTCGAGAGGAGCGGGGCGCATATTCTGCGCAGCCGCGCAATGACAGGTGCTCCGGTCATGATTTAAGGAGGTGATGGGGTGGGCATCAAGAAAGGGCTGTCGATTGACGGCATCAACTATTTCTCCGATCTCGTCTCCGGCAAGGAAAAACCAGACTGGATGAAGATCAGCACAGAGATCGGAAAAATGACAGGGCATTATGAGATCATCAACTTTCTCACAGGCTACAAAGATATGGAGCAATTCTTGTTCCGCACGCCGAAATGGCCGATCGGTGGTATGTATTTTGATGGAATCATGCGCACCGAGCATATCAGTCGCATTCGCCCGACCAACTACCCTGTGCAGACGGGGGTCACGATGACAGATCACTCCATCATTGAGCCTGCGGAGGTTACTATCGAGATCATGATGTCGGATGCCAAGGCCGATAGCTACATGCAGACGCCGCCTGTGATTGGCAATATTATTCAGTCAATGGGGACGATGTACAGAAACTTTGCAGGGCTCCCCTGTATGCCGAATATGGTGACGACACCCGGAGATGGGCGATCTGTTGATGCATGGAAAAGTCTACGCGCGATGCAGATGGCCCGTACTCCAATCACGGTCGAGACCCGTCTGCAGACCTATCATAATATGCTGATCGAGGAGCTGTCTACACCAGATGATGTCAATACGCTTCATGCACTGCGATGCACTGTTCGATTGCGAGAGATCATATTTGCGACAGTTGCGGAGACAGCGGTCAGCGCTAGAGCGTCGGTGTCAGCCGCAGAATCCTCTTCTGGACAAACGCCTGTGCAGACAGGCGATGACGTAAATAAGACCGCCGCCCGCGCCATATTGGATGCGGGCGGCAGTATTTTGACATAAGGAGGTGCAGCAGTGTTCTCGATCGTTCCATTTCAAGGAACACCAAATCATAAATTCAGCGCGAAAGTGCCGATCGACGGCGGTAACACCCTCCTAAAATTCCGCATGACCTACAACGACATCGCAGGATACTGGCTCGTCGACATCTACAAAAATGATCTGCTTGTTTATTCTGCGCTCCCACTTGTGCCTGGGCAAAACATCCTCGAACAGGTCGGCTATCTGGGAGTCGGAAGCGCATGGATTGTTCCGCGCAGTCGTGTGCAGGAGCAGTGGCCGAGCATGGTAACTCTTGAATCGGACTGGTATGTGATCTGGGGTGACAGCGATGCTGGAGACAAATGAGAGTGCTGCTGCGCAAACTCCGACGCGCAAGGGCCGCCTCTACGGGCGGAAATGGAAGATCGTCATCTACAAGCCCGCCTATAAGACAGGAGAGGACGGGAATCCAACCAATGAGCGCGATCCGGAGCACGACACAGAGATGGATGTATCGCTCTTCAAATGTGAGTTCCAGACCAAGGCAACGACCGAGACGGCCGTGCAGATCGGAACACTCGTCGTCTACAACATGAGCGCAGCATCCGAGAAGGAAATCATCGAGGAAGGATTTCAGATCTCCATCTTCGGCGGATACGAAGAGGGGCAGTACGGCGAGATATTCACGGGCGACATCGTTCAGATTTTCCGCAACCGCGAAAATGGCACCGACTACCGCCTCGAGATCGTCGCCCTGAAGGGCATGCAGAATCTCTTTGTCAACCACGTCCGCAGCACCATCGCTGCGGGAAGTACGCCGCGCGACGTAGTGCAAGCCATCGCATCGCAGGCAGACAAGAAAATTGAGGTCGGCGATGTGTCGAAGGAACTTCCGGAGCAGACACTACCGCGCGGCAAGGTGCTCTTTGGTACGCCCGCGAAATACCTGCGCGATCTGTGCACATGGAACGATGCCGCCTACTGGGAGGGTGAGGACGGAAAGCTCACGGTGGAGACCGTCGAGCAGGAAATCCCAGAGGATCGCGTGCTGGTGCTCACCCCAAACACAGGGCTTGTCGGTACACCCGTCTATACCGATCAAGGCATCCAGATCAAGATGCTCCTCGATGCGCGGGTAAAGCTGCGCTCCATGATTAAGATTGACAACGAGATCATTCAACGGCAAGCGGTGCAGATCGACCCCGGAACAGGGCAGCAGAAAAGCGACCAGCTCCCGCAGACGGCGCAGTTCGACCAAGACGGAGAGTATCAGGTGTTCTCAGTTGAGCATCGTGGCGACACATGGGGCGACGAATGGACGACCTCGGTCGTTGGCGTCAGTCGCAACGGACGCATGGGGCTTCTGACCGCAGTAAACGCAGCAGGGCAAACGATGAAATGAGGTGATGATGTGCTCAAAGTATCAGAGCGGCTCGAGGAGGAGATCGAGCAGAGCAAGCGGGAGCTGGACGGATTCGGTCTAGACTTGCGAGTTGCTGCGCCCGGAATTATTCGCTCCGTCGATTACGCACGGCAGACATGCACCGTCCAACTCGCGATCCGCGAGCGAATGAATCGAGGCGGCGTGCTCGAATGGGCAGAGATTCCCATTCTTCCCGACGTGCCATTCTTTGTATACTCGGGCGGCGGCTACTGCCTGACGCTCCCCATTCAGCCCGGCGATGATTGCCTTGTGGTATTCGGCGACAACTGCATGGATGCATGGTGGCAGAATGGAGGCGTGCAGAATCAGGTCGAAAAGCGCAGACATGATCTCTCGGACGGCTTCGCCCTCGTCGGATTCCGCAGCCAACCGGGCGTCGTCGGCGGATATTCAGCCGGTACCGCGCAGTTGCGCAACGCAGCAGGAGATGCCTGCATTGAGATCAGCGGGAGTAGCATCCACATTCATGCAGCTGGTGGCGTCACCATAGATGGAGGTGTCACCATCGACGGGCGCAAATTCCTCGGACATACGCACGGAGGAGTGCAGCCCGGCGGTGGGACTACAGGAGGCGTGTCATGAGATACCGTGCACTTGACGATAATGGGGACTTTACCATCGGTAACGGACACGCCTACATCGAGGGGGTGGAGGCCGTTCAGCAGGCAGTGTTGACGCGGCTGCGCCTCCTTATCTATGAGTGGTGGGAGGATATCAATGACGGTGTGCCCTATTGGCAAAAAATCATTGCATCGCGCGATGTCACGGCCGCAGAGAAAATTATCCGTGATCGCATCCAACAGACGCCGCATGTTCTGTCCATTTTGTCATTCGACCCCGAATGGGACAGCGAGAACCGCACGCTGACAATTCGCGCAGCGATACAAAGTGAGTACGGTGCATTCAGCATCGACGAGGAGGTGTAGCAATGGCATATTTCGCGCCATATATCGACGATGCAGGCCTGCATGTGCCTACATATGCCGACATTCGAGACGATCTCATCGCGCAATTCAAGGCGATATACGGCGAGGACATCTACCTCGGCAATGATTCGCAGGATTACCAGATGATCTCGGCGTTTGCACTCAAAACGTATGACACGATGCAGATGCTTCAGATCGTCTACAACAACCAGAGCACAAAAACAGCCGTCGGAACGGGGCTGTCGAGCCGTGTCAAACTCAATGGCCTGCGCCGCAAGACGGCGACCTATTCCACTTGCGTTTTGACGCTCACAGGGACGCCTGGAACAACCATCCCCGCGGGAATTGTCGAGGATACGCAGGGGCGGAAGTGGCGATTGCCGGAAAATACACGGTTTGATCGCGAAACACTCGAAATCACGGCGCAATGTCAGGACCTCGGAGCAATCGAGGCTCCTGTCGGGACGATCGCGAAGATCAGCAATCCGCAGTACGGATGGCTGACTGTCACCAACAAAGTTCCTGCTGTCAAGGGCCGCCCGATCGAGACGGACGAGGAACTCCGGCGGCGGCAGTCGATTTCGACTGCGATTCCAAGCCAAAACATGGTTAACAGTACCATCGCCGGCATTGCGAGCGTCGCAGGCGTCACACGATACAAAGTCTACGAAAATGACACGAATTCTACGGATGAAAACGGAATCCCAAGCCACAGCATCGCTGCCGTGGTCGAGGGCGGGCTTGATGGAGCAGTCGCAGAACAGATTTACTTGCGCAAGGGCCCGGGCTGTGGCACATACGGAACGACTACGACCATCTACACAAATTCCGACGGACTGAAAAACGAGATCCGTTTCTTTCGCCCGTCATACCAAAAGATTTCCGTCAAAGTCACCGTCAAAAAGTACGCGACCTATACGACGGCAGTCGAAGGAGATATTCGACGGAATATCGCATCATACATTGATCGCCTCGGCATCGGAGGAAATGTCACCAGTACAGGCATCCTCACAGCGATCGCCGCATCCGTCGACGACGCACTGCACCCGCCGTTTGCATTGCAATCCGTGCAGCTGGGGAAGGACGGCGGCGTTCTTGGCGTAGCTGACATAGAAATACCATATAACGCCATCGCAAAGAGCGAATCCGTCACGGTGGAGGTGATTTAATGGCCATCATTGACGCATATCTTGACCTCATCACCTCGCAGCATCGTGTGCACGATAAATTCATGCGAACTGTCGCAGCGCTCCTCAGACCGTCAGATGATATATTCTCGCTTGGTATTGAGCTGGATGATGAGTTTGACATTGAGTATGCCAACGGGGTGCAGGAGGACGTGCTCGGCGAATTTGTCGGAGCGCAACGTATGCTCCCTTATCAACCAGACAAGGGGCTCTCACCCGTGCTCGATAATGCAGCATACCGTAATCTGATATTCGCGCAGATTGCGAAGAACCAATGGAAAGGCGGCATCGAGGACATCAACGAGCTGTGGGATTCGCTCTTTGGCAACGGAATCATCATCCAGGACAACCAGGACATGTCGATCGATGTGCTCGTCATTGGGATCAGCGACCAGATCACCAAAGAGATGGTGCGGCAGGGACTGATTGTGCCAAAGCCGCAGGGCGTGCGGATGAATTATTATTTCGCAGATCGCGCGGTATTTGGATATGATCTCGAGACAGACACAATCAAGGGATATGACCACGCAGAGTGGATGAACGCCCTGTCGGACGTGTCATTCTCATATGATACTGATGACAAAGCCGCTGGTATGAGCGGCTATGATGAAAGCCGATGGACGTAAACGGAGGAAAAACAATGGCAAAGACAAACTTCCAGATATTTAACGAGGATAACGCTCCGGAGCGTACATACAACGATTCGGAGTACAAAGAGGCGACACAGCGCATCGGCGGCGTCATGCCCGGTATGGCGCTCTCACGGCTGCACAACAAGATGTACTATCAGTGGTCGGCCATGTGCAAGGCAATCGCGAACCTCATCGTTAATCACGGGCATGATTGCATGGATAACGATGTAGAGGGGATCACGCGCGATCTCGATGAGGCGATCTCAAGTGCTGCAGCAAACGCAAGCCTCAACCTCCTCCAACGCAGCAAGACCTATGCGGTCGGCGACATTGCGTATCACAAATCGTTGCCATCGTGGGCGCGTTTGGAGTGTGTGCGTGCTGGCACCACGGGCGCGGAGTTGCCAGATAAAATCAAACAGGCGCTCGAAAATGGGGGGGTAATTATCCATGACGGTACGGCCGTCTGGATTGTTGACGATCTGCGCGACGGCACGCCCGTCGGAGCGGTGCGCGGAAGCCTGTACCTGCCCGCAGGCTATGTCAAAGCCAACGGCGCAACAGTGCAGAGGGCGGACTATCCGCGCCTTGTAGCACTGGCGGACAAGCATAACCTCTGGACGGACGATGTGACCGCCAATGCGGGACTGTTCGGGCGTGGGGATGGAACGGCGACGATAGTGTTGCCAAACTGGACAGATCGCATGGTGCAGCTTGCGGGGAATGGTGCCGGGGCGAGCATCGCGGCTGGGCTGCCGAATATTACAGGTGGCCCATTAAAACCAATGAGAACGGTCAGTGGTGGAAACATTAATGCGGGCGCATTGATTCAGATTGCAGACCAGGGGACGCATTCAGAAGGGGGAGACGGATACCAAAACGCAGTCTCCATAAAATTTGACGCTTCAAAGTCCAATCCGATCTACGGTGCGTCGGGGACCGTACAACCGCCCGCAATCAAGATGTTACCAATCATCAGGTATTAGGGCACGCTCCACGGCGTGCTTTTTGAGTGCGCGAAAGGAGCGTAATACATGACAAAAGCAGGACAACTCATCACGGACGGCAATGCTGTCTGGATACTGGACGACGTGAGAGACGGAGCAAGGGTGGGCGACATCATCCTACGCCCGACGCTTAGGGACGGATTTGTGAAAGCCAACGGCGCAACGGTCAAGGCGAGCGAGTACCCCCGTCTCCTTGCGTGGGTGCAGGAGAGCAATATGACCGTCACGGCGGAGCAGTACACGCAGGATTGCTCCAAGTACGTATATGACAGCGCACAGGACAAGCTGACCCTACCTAACATGACAGGCAGGGTCATGCAGGGCGGGGAGAGTGTCAAGAGTATTGAGGCGGGGGCGCCAAATATTACGGGAGGACCAATCGGTACAGAAGACATAGCAGAACAACCAAAAGGTGCATTATTCCGTGATGGAAGCGTTACACAATATGGTGTTGACAGCGCCCCTTCCCATGCTTGGGCGCGTGTGAAGTTTGACGCCTCAAAATCTAATCCTATCTACGGCTCGTCCGATACCGTCCAACCGCCGGCGATCTCACTGATCGCACAAATTAAATACTAGAGGAGGATACATATGACAAAAACAGTCTACGCCTATGCCGCCGATGGCAAGTACATCGGTGAGCGCACCCTTGACGATACCGACCGCAGCCCGATCAGCGGAGCATGGCAAATCCCCGGCAGCATGACCGAGGTCAAGCCTCCCGCGGCAAAGGAGGGCTATGACCTATATTACAAGGGCGGCAGGTGGGAGCAGATTGAGATCCCAAAACCAGAGCCAACACCTGTACCGCCCGAGGACAACGGGATGCAGGAGCCATACATAGACCCCGATCGACTTGCTGCATTCGAGGCAATGGCAGCACAGGAAGAACGCCTCGACGCGCAGGCAGAGCGCATCGCAGCCCTTGAAGCCGCACTGAAAGGAGGTGGAAAAAAATGAAGAAATGGCCTTACATGATTCCGGTCTACGCCTATCTCGTGCGCACGGGAAAGTGGGCAATCTCTGAGGAGGACAAACAGGAGGGGCAGAAGGTTGTCCCTGAGATCTATCAGGCAGATGTGGCAGCATATCTCGCAGAGCACGCCGCGGGATAACATAGGCCGTCATGGTGGCATGGCGGCTTTTTGTATGGTCAGAAAGGAGATGGTCAGTATTGACTGATATTCTTTTGTTCCTGCGAGGGATAGTACCGACGCAGGTGCAGATCGAGTGGGGGGCGATCGTGTCGATGATCGGGACAGCGTGCTCGTACGTGCTCGGATGGAACGGGATTCTTGAGGCGCTCTTATTTGCGATGGTGATTGACTACATCTCCGGGCTCTTGGCCGCGTACATCAATCCGGGGATGAGGCTCGACAGCCGCAAGGGATTTCGCGGCATTGCCAAAAAGGTCATGATCCTGCTGCTTGTGTCACTTGCGCATTTTGTCGATCAGGCAACGGGACAGACGGTGGTGCAGATTGTCGCGGTCTGGTTCTTCCTCGGCAACGAGGGGCTCTCGATCATCGAGAACGCGGCAAATGCAGGCCTACCCGTACCGCAGAAACTACGTGAGACGTTGGAGCAACTACAAAGTGAAAAGAGGGCAAATCAGCCCGGAAAGGAGCGAAGTAATGAGTAGTCGTGTATTAAGTAAGTCGGACATGCGCCGCGTAACGCCTGCAGAGCTCGAGGCACTCGCAGGGCAGTACCGTGAGGCAATCGCAAACGCGGCACAGGAGCAGGGCCGCGAGACAAAGATCTATCTCCACTGGTCTGCGGGTCGCTACGGGCAATTCTGGAGTGACTATCACGTCCAGATCGACAAGGACGGCAGCATCTATGTCATCGGTGACGGTGAGCTGGATGATGTGCTGGCCGCGACATGGCGGCGCAACAGCGGTAGCGTCAGCATCAGTATCCTCGGGTGCCTCGGCGCAACGACCGGCGACCTTGGGCAAGAGTCGCCAACCCCCCAGCAGATTGAGGGGATGGCGCAGGCCATCGCCGCGCTCTGCAATGGTCTCTGGCTGACCATCGACAAGCAGCGTGTCCTGACGCACGGCGAGGCAGCCGACAACGAGGACGGCGTATATGCGCACGAGCCATACGGACCGCGCTCCACATGCGAGCGCTGGGACCTCGAGTATCTCGGTACGCCCGAGAGCCCGACGTATAATCCGTGGGCAGAGGACGGCACACGCGGCGGCGACGTGCTGCGTGGAAAGGCGAATTGGTATCGCCAGTATTGGAAGGACAACGGCGGAACGCCGTGAAAGGAGAAAACATCATGAGTAAGTGGACAGATATCAGAGACGCAATCGTCAAGGAGATCAGCGTCGATCAGGTGACCGAGGAGGTCAAGCAGCGCGTGACGCGCACGATCCTCAACGAGTGCATCCCCGCCATCGAGCAGGCGGTCGATAAGTTCGTGACGCAGGTCAAGGAGCAGTCCAAGGGTGAGACAGGATGGCTTTATTGGCGCGATGCGATCGTGCTGCCGACCGTTATGCAGGGTGGCGTATGGCTTGTCAAGCTCGTGCTGGATAAGTCGCTCGCGCCGACGGTCAAGGCGTAACCGTATAGATTTTTCACCGCCCCGGGGCTTCGACTCCGGGGCTTTTTTTATTTAGAAAAATAATCTCACAAAATATCAATTATTTTAGATAAAACGCTAGACATTATTTCAATATTGTTATATGGTGTGTGTCAAGAAGCAAAGGTGCTTTGGAGAAGGAAAGAGAGGCAAACAAAATGGAAAAGACAAGACAGTATCAAGGGATTCAGGAAGCCGTTGATGAGATGCCGCGGTACAACCGAAATGATGGGACCTACCTGGAGGTCCACTACGACCTCGACGAAGACGAGGTGTACACGCACTTCCACTGCAGCCTCGGATTCAACAGCTGGACGGAATACCACGATCCAGCGGTCATCCGAATCGGATGCTACACCCGTCGAGTTTCGGTGGATCGCCTAAAGGCAGACATCGAGAGAGTTATTGACGGCTACGAATACTAAATGGACAAGGAGGAGAAGAAAATGCGAATCAGCTATTACGTTTTCCCGTCGGAGATGAGTGTGGAGGATTGCATCAAGGCATATCTTAAGGTAACGAGCTGGACACCGGATATGGACGACATCGAAGACAAGATCAATCTCAGGAGCCTCAAAAATGATATTGAGGAACGCGGTGAGACCGTATGCAGTGTCTCCCTTGCGAAGAAGATGCTCCGTGCAATCGGTGGCGACGCTTATACGAGACATATTGATCGTAACGGCGGAATGTTTGAGACGACACCGATCACTCTCGCAGGGAATAATTCACGGCATAGGTACAACCGCCATCTGTAAGAGTGGAGAAAGAGAAAAGCCGAAACGCCCGCAAGGGCGTCCGCGCAGGATAGCAACCTGCACGCTGACGATGGCAAGCTGAAATCGAAAGGAGAATGTGATATGGCAACGACAGTGGACAACCGCCTGATGAAGAGTCTGACATTCGGATGTGAACTCGAGTTCACTGGCATCACGCGGGGACAGGCAACAAATGTAGTCGCCGAATTCTTTGGAACGGCGGCATTATATGAGGGCGAAGGATACGACAAGCGTACCATACGTGATCACTGCGGACGCAAGTGGGCGATCATGAGAGATTCCAGCATTTTGCCTCAGCGGAAGGGACCTGGATATGCCGGCAGCGATTACAAAGTCGAGCTTGTGACCCCGATCCTCTACTACAGCGACATTGAGGACCTGCAGCAAATTGTGCGGGACTTGCGGCACGCTGGAGGGATGGTTAACCGGAGCTGTGGAATGCATGTCCATATCGGCGCTGAGCGGTTCACTCCTGCGACGCTGCGAAATCTTTCTAACCTCTTTGCCAATAACGAGGATATGATCTACAAAGCCTTGCAGGTAGACGACGATCATCGCAACACAACATACTGCAAAAAGACATCCGAATCGTATCTAAAAAAGTTGAACGAAAGGAAGCCAAAAAGCACGGAAGCCCTCAGCATGATCTGGTATAACGAAATAACCTACACCGCCAGACATAACCACTATGACGATAGTCGCTATCGCGGCCTCAACCTCCACGCTTTCTTCACAAAGGGGACGGTCGAGTTCCGCCTTTTCAACGGTACGCTTCACGCGGGCAAGGTCAAAAGCTACATTCAATTCTGCCTCGCGCTTTCGCAGCAAGCCATCCGTCAGAAGCGAGCGAGCACGAAGAAGGTCACAAGCACCAACGAGAAATACGCATTCCGATGTGGGATGCTTCGCCTCGGATTGATCGGCGACGAGTTCCGGACCTGCCGCAGCTTTTTCCTCAAACACCTCAATGGAAACAGTGCATGGCGCTACGGCAGGACGGTGGCATAGTAAAAAGAATGGGGGGATCCGAAGAAAACGGATCCCCAAAAGAAAGGATGAATCACATGAAAAAATACTACATTGCCTACGGCAGCAACATGGACTTCATACAGATGCGCCGGCGCTGCCCCGATGCAGAGCTTGTAGGAGCGGGGATCGTCAAGGGATACGAGCTTTTGTTCAAAGGCTCCGGAAGCGGCAGTTATGCCACCATCGAAAGAGAAGCACACTCAAAAGTGTCCGTTCTCGTTTGGAGGATCAGCGCGATGGATGAGGAATCCCTCGATCGTTACGAAGGATTCCCGACCTTCTACTACAAAACAGACCTCCCCGTTAAGATGCAGGACGGTGCAGAGATTACTGGCATGGTCTACATCATGGACGAGAAACGTACTCTCGGCTTTCCTTCGCATGGATATGCCCGCATTCTGTACGATGCCTACATCAACTTCGGATGGGACACAGCCATCATTGATAATGCTTTCGAAAAGAGTTCTGCTGCACAAACGCCTATTTCACGCTAGACAAAAAATCATTTTCTCTCGTATAATGAGAGAAATCAAACAGGAGGTGCGTTTCAGGTGGAGGAAAAGAAGAAGGATGGTAGGGGCGGCGCGCGTCCTGGAGCAGGACGTCCACGCATTACGAAGGAAGAGAGCAAAGAGCGTCCCCGCGTTGGCACGCGTGCATGGCCGGAGGAATGGGCGCTCATTATGCGCTACGTCAAGGCCGTACGAAAAGAACCTGCACTAGCAGAAAAGGCCGTCGAGCGTCTGGAAGATCAGATCGAAAAGAAACAGGAAAAGGAGGGCGAGCATGGCGAGAAACGAAGATAAAGTGCGCGGCGTACTTTATGGCGTCGCGGTTGGAGATGCCCTCGGCGGACCTCTTGAGTTTATGAGCGCAGTACAGATCGAGCAGAAGTACGGCGGGCGCATCATAGAGATGATCGGCGGTGGATGGCTGAGCCTCACGCCGGGAGAGACGACGGACGACACGGCAATGACGCTCGCCGTCTGCGAGGGCATCATGGAAAACCCGGCCGCACCGATAGGACCCGTCGGACGTCACTTCATTGAGTGGGTGGACACGCGCCCGAAAGATATCGGTGCAACCTGTGCACGATCCATTGCCACGGCGCTGGAAAACCTCACTGCGGGCATGTCGGCAGAGGAAGCGTGGGAAAAGGCAGGGATAAACACGGCGATCGAGAACGGTGATCGCAGCGGCGGTAATGGCGCACTCATGCGCACCATTGGAACAGCCATCGCATACGATGATGAGGAGAAACGAGCGGAGTACACAACGCAGATCGCTGAGATGACACACTACGATGATCTCTCCTCGGACATCTGCCGCTGCTACGCCGACGCCGTCCATCATTTCATCAAGGACGAGCAGGACGCAGGAGTAAGGACCCTCGACACGATGGCAGTTGAATACGGGTTCAGTAGGCGAGTCAATCCATCTGGCTGGGTACAGGACAGCATGGAGTGTGCGTACTTCGCCTTTGTAACAGAGGCTGGATTCGAGAACGTCCTCGTCGAGGCGGTCAATCTTGGTGGCGATGCCGACACCATCGGTGCGATCGCAGGAGGACTGGCAGGATCATACTATGGTTACGATGCTATCCCGCAACGATGGATAGACACTATTCCACAGGAAATCCGTGCAAGACTGGACGCTTTCGCAGCGTTTTGTTTGACATCATGTTGACATCATATACAGCGATCAGATTGTTCCATATCGAGCCATATACAAAAGCCACTCCCCTTATCTATCGGCAGTTCCGCATGACGACTGTGTTCTAAAAATCCGAATAACAAACTCGAAATCAAGTGTGGTGATGAGCCACCGTGGGTTCGAATCCCACCCTCTCTGCCATTGAAAAATAAGGCTTCCGAGTATTTTGCCCGGAAGCCTTTTCTGTTGCCGATTTTCAGTTTTGACAGCCTTTTTGACAGCCTGGCTGTCAGTCAATCACATGTTTTATGGGCTGGTCAGCATATGCTTAGTGCTTTCTGCGGAACTCCTTCATAAATGCCGCGAGCTTCTCCACGCCGGCAAGGGGCATGGCGTTGTAGATGGAGGCGCGCATGCCGCCGACGCTGCGGTGTCCCTTGATGCCGGCGAGACCGAGCTCCTTGGCCTCGGCGACGAAAGCCTTTTCGAGGTCCTCGCTCGGCAGGCGGAAGGTGACGTTCATGCGCGAGCGGCTGCCCTTCTCCGCGTGCCCGCGGTAGAAGCCGTCCGAGCCGTCGATGGCGTCGTAGAGGAGGGCGGCCTTCTTTGCATTCGCCTCGCCCATGGCGGCAAGGCCGCCGTGCTCCTTGATCCAGCGGACGGTTTTGCCGACCATGTAGATGGCGAAGACGGGCGGGGTGTTGTAGAGTGAGTCGTTCTTCTGGAAGGTTGCATAGCGGAACATGGTCGGAAGCTCCTCGGGGCTCGATGCGAGGAGGTC